TTAACGTTCTTAAACTTTTGTAATTGTATAAAATCTTTGTCTGATGATATAATCATTATAGGTTCATCTTGTCCAAACTCTTGTGTTTTTAAAGTAAGTGCTCCTATGATATCATCAGCTTCACAACCATCCATGTGTAAAACTTTATATGGTAAGTACTCTTTTATTTCAGACCTAACTAAATCAAGTACTCTAAAGACTTCGTTCCAATCTTGTGAATCATCTGTTTCTCTATGTTTTTTTCTATTTGCTTTATACTCAGGAAAATAATCTCTTCTCCATGTATTCATACCATCACAACATATAACCATTTGTCCATACTCATCTCTATATTTTTTATTATACATTCTTATAGAATTAAGTATCATATGTCTTATCATATTCTCTTCATTTAATTTTTGAATGAATATATTAGATAAAGCTATTTGGTTAAAATCAAGTAATATCATATAAATCTCCGATAATTATAAACAGAACAGGTATGCCTATCCATGCAAACATTGTTAAAGCAAACCATTCAACTGTCATCGTCATCGTCTCCTGGTAAAAAATCTGGGTCAAAAAATACTTCAAAGTCTTCTAACTTTTCTCTTATCTCTTTGTGTTGTTCAGCTGTTTTCTTTATTTTAATAAACAATCTATCAAACTCTTTATGTAATTCATGTGGAATTCCAATATGTCTATTTAACATTGCGTTAAACATATTAATAAGAACATAAACATCTCTTGATTCTGGATATTGTTCATCTCTAAATTCCATTTGTTTAAAAATATCCCAATCGGATATTATACCATCTTGTAATAAATGCTCTAAATTACTCAAAAACTCTTGAGACATTTCAGCACATTCACTACTTGCTGCATATACAGCATCTTCTGATTCTTGCAGTTTTTCAGCAGCATCTTTCATTTTCCTCTCATGTGGAGTAGGAAATTTTATTATTTTACCCATTACGCTTCCTTGTCAATATCCCACTTAATTCTTTTTTCGTAATTAGGTCTTCTAACTTTATCCCACCAACGTTTTCTTTCTTGGTCGGTTCTATAGTTAGATATCCAATTCTTTCCATTCTTTTCAGCTTCTTTGAAAAGTAAATTTGTAAATATAAGTGGTATTATGACGAACATATGAATTACAATAGATGTAATTACATCGTAATCAAATCCCATATACACTGTAGCAACTAAACCAAAATAACAACTCCACATTACGAAGAGTACTAAAGTAAAGTATGCTTGAAGGGATGGGTCGGGTATATATTTGAGAGGGTTAAAACGTGCATCCATTACTAAACGCCAACAGTCAACTACCCACACAATTAATTTTTGAAATATATTATATTTTTCCATAGTATGTATATTATATCACAATTCTAGTCATTTGTAAACTGTTTTTTTAAACTTTTTACACTAGGTGATCCGATTCTACAATTAATTATTCCATTATAATAATTATCAGATAAAAGCACATCTCTGTCAAATTGTTCTTTTGCTTCTAAGTATGCGCATTCACCTTTTGTTTTACACAAGTAAAGTATCTCTCTGTGATAGATATCTTTACCACTTGTTTCCACTTCCTCTTTTAATATTCTATTGGAACCAAAGTATTCACGCCAGTCAGACTCGACTAACATTCTTACTCTTCTTTTTCTGGTTTTTGTTTTAGGAAGTGTTTTCTTATTCCAAAAGAATTTTTTACCAATGTACTTTTTGCCATTAGCTCTATTAGTTATACAGTACACAAATCCATAATAATCATCTGAACTAAAATCTTCAGGTGGTTCGTATGGTCTGCCTTCATATAACCATGGATTAATTTTCATAATACTTAAACCCTAACTCATTATCATCGTCATCATCATCGTGAGTGGGTTCACCGCAATGTGGACAAAAATGTATTTTTACATCTCTATCTTCGGGACGTATTACGAATGTGTTATAACAGTGTTCGCATTCAAGTTTCATCTATTCAAGACCCAGGCTTCGAACTCGGTATATCCACCAATAATATCTCCATCAATTCTAATTTGAGGAAATGTTCTAGCACCAGGGAATTGATTAAACAATTCTTCTCTAGTAAAATCTCTGTCTAACTTTTGATAAGTATAAGTATGTTCAGTTTCCTGAATATATTGCTGAGCTACTCTTACAGCCTTATCACAATATGGACAAAAATCTTTTCCAAATATTTCAATTATCATTTCATAGTCTCCTCTATAAACTCACTTAATGTATTTATATCACTATCTGAAAGCATTCCTGCTTGTGCCCACATTGTCGAGCTCATATTCCCTATTGTTTCTCTATTTTGATATGCGTATAATCTTTGACTGATATACTCAGCATTTTGACCAGCTAGAGCTGGAAAAGCACCCATACCTTGACCTTCTTGACCATGACATGCTGCGCAACCTGCCCATAATCCTCTTATTGACGAGAACGGGTCTGCCGCTGCAACTTCTGCTTGTTTCGCAATTTGTTCAGTAAGCGTACCATGAACTCGTACATACTCTTCATAACATTCTCCAGTACATGAACTGTTTCTTGGATAATTTGTATACTCTAAATTTGGATATATGTATAGAGAAAAAAATCCTCCTATTATAAAAGCCGCGCTTAATGCCATTCCTAATTCTCTCATTTTTTTCTCCTAAAATTTTACTAATAATTGCATGTTTGCAAACTCAGAATCAATTTTACCATAGTTTTCGTTTTCGAACATTTCAAATTTTCTTCCACCTACGTTAAATTTTAACTCTAGTTTATCGTTAATTATAAAACCTACACCCACTGATAATGAGTCTAACATATCTTCCATTTGCATTGCGTCCAAATGTAGATTAATTTTATCATATAAAAATGGATAGTTTAAGTTCATCATTTTCATATCTTTATTACCTACAACTGAGACATGATTTGATGAAAAACCAATCATAGTTTCATAACTCCTATTGCCATCATAATCAAATGAAGACCTTACTAACGTTGCGCCTTTATAACTTACGCCAACGTTTTGCATATTATAATGAACATCTTGTCCATTATCAACTTCTTCTACTCCGCCCATAAGCGAAATCATTAACATCATACTTTTCATTTAAATCCTTCTCCTATTAAAATCATTGTTAACAACATACCACCAAACATAACTAACTGGACAACTGCCATAAAAGCAACTATTGGTAATTGTTTTTCAGCCCACCAATTTAATTCCTTTTCTTGCCACTCTAGAAATTCATCTGGAGTAGCTTCTACAGTTTTGTTCAATTGTAGTTCTAATTGTTGCTCATATCTACTCATCACGTTTGCTGCGTCATCCACAGCACTCGGTCTTTTCCATGCATCTGTGCTCATAAACTTAATCCTTTTAATGTATTATCATCAACATCTTTTTTGACTCCACCAACTACATAAGAACTAATCTCAGTTTCTTGTGGAGCAACTTGTACATTTCCACCAGCAATCCATTTCTCTGTCCAAGGTAATGGATTAGCCAAAGGAACTTTATATGGAGGAACGAGTCCAACAGCTCTCATTCTTTTTGCACCTATCCATTCCACATAATCTTTTAATATTGTTTCATTTAATCCAATCATAGAGCCATTCCTAAATAAATACTCAGCCCATTCTTTTTCTTGTTCAATAACTTTTACAAATAAATCAGTCGATTCCTGTTCACATTCTTTTGCAATCTTATCCATCTCTTTATCTTCTCTTCTCATAAGTTTGAGTAGAGTTGTTGTACCAGCTAAATGTGTATTCTCATCTCTGGCAATAAATTTAATTATCTTTGCGTTGCCTTCCATTTTTTTAAGCTCAGCGAATGCCCAACTGCAGGCGAAGGATACATAAAATCGAATACCTTCTAGGGCATTCGCTGACATCATACACATCCATAATGATTTTTTACTTGGCTTATTTATCAATTCATCGTAATAAGCTGCAATATCATTTCCGCATTCTATAATCTCTCTTATATCTAACATTTTATCAAACACAAAACTTGGGTCAGGGTATACATTCCTAATAATATGAGTGTAAGAACGAGAATGTATTGTTTCAAAAAACGACCATGTTTCAATCCAGTTCTCCATCTCGGGTAGCGAACATATAGGAAGGAAAGCAAGATTTGGGGCCCTGCCCTGAACAGAGTCCAGAAGTATTTGCCTTTTGAGATTAGATGTAAATATATGTTGTTCGTGTTTCGATAGGTCATGGAAATCCTTTTTGTCTTTAGACACATCTACTTCTTCTGGTCTCCAAAAGAATCCTAATTGTTTTTCTGTTATTTTTTCGATTTGAGGATATTTGACTTGATCGTATCTTGCGATGTCAACACCTTCGTCAAAAAACATTTTCTTTTTTAAATGTGATTTTTTATTTTTCTTTAATATTGCCATTATACTTCTAGTTCTTCACCATCAATAGTATATTTACAGTTATTACACCATTCTTCTATTGGGTGATTACATTCTTGTTTTGCTTTTTCTTTTCTTTCTCTTGATTCATGCATAGTCTTAACCCAGCCATCTGAAGTTTCTTGCCATTGTTTATCGTTTCTATATAACGCAGGATTCGCAGTCATCTTCATCTATCTCCTGTAGATTATTTTCTATATTTACTGGTTCGTCTTCTAATTCTCCAGCACCATCAAAAGTGTTAAAATAATATAATTGTTTTAAACCAAACTTATATGCTGTCACTAAATCTGTAATCATTTCTGACATAGGAATTTTATTATCGTCATAATGTTCAGGATTATACGATGTATTTACTGATATCCCTTGGTCAATATATTTTTGTAATATACCACAAATAGCTAAATAGCCTTGTGGTGATGTTTGGTCCCATAGTAAATCGTACTTATTTTTCAAGTGGTAAAAGCCAGGTACGACCTGTGCCATTACACCATCCTTTGATTGTTTGTATGATACTAAAGCTCTTGGAGGTTCAATACCATTAGTACTATTACTAATTTGAGCGGATGTTTCAGCCGGCATTAATGCCATTAAAGTTGAGTTTCTAATTCCACTTTCTATGAGTTGTTTTCTTAACTCTGGCCAGGGTAATCGTTCCTCATGCTTTATTAAATTATTTATCGCTCTTTTATATGTATCATTTGGAAGTTTTCCACGGGCATATTTTGTCTGATTATTTTTAATACATGCACCTTTTTCTATAGCTAAATCAGCTGATGCTTTAATTAGATAATAACTCCATGCTTCAGCGTATTCATCTACTATTTTATAAGCTGATTCATCATATTTTAAATCTCTTTTTGCTAAGAAATAAGCTAAATTAATTATACCAATTCCTAAAGGTCTTCTATTCATAGTACCTTTTTCAGCGGCTGCTATTGGATATGATTGATAATCTAATAACTCATCTAAAGCTCTAACTGATAGATTACAGTATTTTTCAAACTCATGAGGTTCATTTATTAAACCCCAATTGATTGCTGATAGAGTACATAGAGATATTTCTCCAGTATGATCGTCGTATGATTCTAAAGGCTCTGTAGGTAAATCAATCTCACAACATAAATTACTCATTCTTATTGGAGCTTTCTTCTCATCAAATGCACCATGTTCATTAGCATGGTCAACATTCATAAGATATATTCTACCTGTATCTTTTCTTTCTGTTAGGAACATTTGAAAGACATCAATTGCTGGTAAACTTTTCTTTCTTATACTATGTGCCCTTTCATATTTCTCATATAACTCTTGAAATAAATCTTGGTCAGAGAAAAATGCATCATATAAACCTGGTACATCATTAGGGTCAAAGAAAGTTATATTACCACCTTCCAATAATCTTTCATACATCAACTTATTGAATTGAAAGGCATAATCCATGTGCCTTACTCTTGTTTCTTCAGTTCCTTTATTGTTCTTTAATACTACTAAATCCTCAAACTCATAGTGCCATACTGGTAGATATACTGTAGCAGCTCCACCTCTTACACCACCTTGAGAACATGATTTGACAGCTGATTGAAAATATTTAAGAAATGGGATAAGCCCTGTATGTACTACAGAGCCATCACCAATCTTTGCCCCTATTGCCCGTATACTTCCGGCGCCAATGCCAATTCCAGCTTTCTTACTTATATAACGTACAATACTAGTAGCAGTAGCATTAATGGAATCAAGAGAATCTCCGGATTCAATAAGTACGCACGACGAAAATTGGCGAGTAGGAGTTCGAACTCCTGCCATAATTGGCGTAGGTAGCGAGATATAGAATTGAGAAATCGCATCATAATACTCCTTTACATATTTCATTCTTTCGTCTTTATAACTGCTAAATAAAGTAGCAGCTATCATCATATATAAAACTTGAGGTGTTTCATATATTTGTTTTGTCCTTCTATCTTGGACTAAATATTTACCACGGAATTGTTCCATTCCTGCGTATGTAAAGTTATCATCTCTATCGTGTTTAATATAATCATTCAATTCAGCTAACTCTTCCATTGTATAGAGTTTTAATATTTCTTTATCGTAAACACCAATATCAACGTTTTTTTCTATAATCTCACAAAGTCTTGGTGGATTATATTGGCCATAAGCTTCTTTTCTCATTTTATATGATATAAGCCTTGCCGCTACAAATTGATAGTTGGGTGTATCTTCAGATATTAGTTCAGCTGCTGATTTAATTAACAGTTCATGAATATCATAAGCAGGAATTTTATCGTATAATTGTATATTTGCCTTTAACTCGATTTGTGACATAGAAACATTAGTGATGCCTTCTACAGCCCACTCTAATACTTTGTGTACTTTATCGAGATTAAATGGTTGAGTTGAACCATCTCTTTTAGTGACAGATATACCGTTTATTCCATTCATAATTTATATATTATATCACAAATCAAGTGATTTGTAAACTGTTATTTTTCTATTTTTTCGAGATGACCAGCAAGAGTAAGAGTTTCTTGTTCTAAATCCTCTATCCTCTTTATTATGTTTGGATATTTTTCGGCAAACTTTTCTTCTTGTTTTATTAGGTCTATTCCTAGTTTTTCCTCACACCAGGAATCAAATCTTAGCAACCACGCAGGTTGATATACTTTAAGAATTCTTGAGATAATAAACCGGATTATGTTTATTACAAGACCAATCATTAGTCTTTTACTTTTACTTGAGCACCAACGGCAGGTTTATCGTTTATTGTGACATTCCTATAATATACAATAACTTCTTGAACTTCTCTAATATATCTTCTAAGCTCTTGCATATTACCAGACATGATTTCATAATCACCAATTGATATAGCCATAAAAACTATATCGCCATTATTTCTTTCTTTATTCTCTTCTAAAAATTTATCTAAATAGCTATAACCTTCTGGCCAATCAGGGTTTTCTTTACCATATTTACATGACCCATCTTCATTCTTTTCTCTTTTACCAGTTTCATTATCCTTTACACAAGGATTTGCGATTGGTGCAGTAGAAACTACATGCCATTTAATATCTTCTAAATCTATACCTCTTGGCATAGCTGGTTGTATGATTTTTATATCAATAGGTTTTGAACTAACCGTTATTGGTTTAGTTCCACCAAACGATGAACACCCACTAATTATTAGGATTAATATCGCCGGTAGGATCGTCGAGCGAATCCAATTCCCTGCTATCATTTTCGATTGTGTCAAAAACATCTTTCGTACCTCTATTCACTTTGGTTTCTAATAAACCTGGTTTTGCTATAGCTAATTTATTAAGGTTATGTCTTTTAAATATATCCATATACCTTGCTGCTTCTGCTTCTATTTGAGCATTTTTATTTATTAAAGCATTTAAAGATTCACCTTGTTTCTCATAAGATTCTTTAATTGCTTCCATAGCTTCTTCTTGTTGCTCTATCGCAACTTGTAATTGTGCGTTATTTTGTGTTAGTGTTTGGTTTTCTCCATATAACCACCAACATGCTAATCCAAGAACAAGTGCTAAACCGATAAAAAATTGTTGCATTATTCCTCCTCTATTTTATAACGTAATCCATTCATACCACGTATATGTATTTCTCTATGGTCTTCAGTTCTAAATTTTATTTCTTTAAAATTAGATTTTAATATCTTTCGTACATGCTTAAACTCTTGGTCATCTGAGTTTCCCCATTGCTGATCGTATGAAACTTGAATTGTGTATCTTGTGCTAAACCAACGCAGGATGCGTAGCCATATACTATGAAAGAAATTAAGTACTGCTTTTAGATGCTTCACGTGCTTGTCTCCTAGCGAGGATACGTTCTACGAACTTTCTACCCTCTTTGGTTCGACCATCATATACTGATTTTTTTACTCTGTCTTTATGTTTTTTATGTTTATCTTTGGGCATCATATCGGCTGGCATTGCTACACCACCGTGAGCGACTGCATTTGCTGCAGCGTCTTCCCAATATTTTTTGTATTCTTTAAATGTCATTCCGTTCTTCATCTTGTAATATCCTGATTTGAAATGTATATATTTTGCCCTGTGGGAATATGTTTTACCTCATATATATTTATACCATTTATAACTTTAACTGGTGTAAGAAAATCATCTACTCTAATTTTAGTTCTAGCCATAGCAATCATTTCTTTATTTAAGTTATCTAAATGGTCATTTAATAACATATAAGTTCCTGGCATAAGTTCATCATCTCTCATAAACCAAGAGCTTTCATAAATATCTACTGGTTCAAACTCATGACCTAGAGCTTCTTCGATTACTTCTTTGATTTTTTTATCTGACATACCAGTATGTTCTTTAATTAATAACATGGCTGCAGCATATGAACCTACAGTTGATTTACCACCTGGTACTTTTCGTATTAATCTTTTTATGTTAAAAACTATTCTATGAAATATTGTATAGTTTTCTTTTTGAATTTTTGTTCTTTCTTTTGCTGGTATAAGTATTTTATAGTTCTTATCAATTACACCTTGTTTGAATGCACCGGTTTTTTCAACTGGCATGGTAAGTAAACGTAAGAATCTTACCGCGTATCCAAAATCTGCTATTGCTGAAAAACTCATAGTTTTCTTAATACCTCTACAATGTATGGGTCTAAGCCCACTTCTACTTTTTCTTCTTCAGGTAAATAGTTTAAGTATATTAAGAATGGTTTGATATAATGCCAGTGCTCTTCGTTAATTTTGAACCACATCATTTTATTGCATGGTCCAATTCCAAAGACATTATAAAGAACTATTAAATGATTTAGTATGAGCCTCTCTTGTAAATCACCTGTGAGCTCATACCGTTTTAATAATCTTTTTAAATATTTAAATCTATTTAAGTCCTGTTTAAACTCTTCTACATCAACACATTCTGGATTATTATAATGGTTTGCTGCAAAAAGTTTAAAATTCCTATTATTCAATTCATCAAAAACTTTCATTATATATTATATATAACCACTAAGTGGCAGGTTTTATTTTACAAAATCATATTCCATATCATCAGCCCAATATATAGACCATTTGCCATATATTGCTGATGAAATATAAGTGTAACGAGGTTGACCTTTATACTCACCCTCCATTGGTTCAAAAATAATTGTTGTATAACCAGGTTTCCATTTTCTAGTTTTTTCTCCAACAGCCTGTACTAAATAGTGTATTTTTTCAATAGCGTTATGTTGAGCATAATCTCTCTCAACTGATTCATCGGATAATATATCACCAATTACTTTAGCGTATTTCTTTTTAAAATCATCTACACTTTTTGCTATAACTTGTCTTGGATTAGCTTGTTGTCCATAAGGCGTTACCCCTAATCCAAGTATTTTAACTCTTACATCTTCTCCAAAAGGATTATCTCCTTTTTTAAATCCAGACCTTTTAGCTAAACTACCTTTAGCGTGTATTTCGACTTTATCACCAGCTTTAATTTTACTTTGATTTATTTTACCTTCTGATAAAGATAAATATTGTTTAAAATTTTTCATATCTTTTTCCTATAAAAATAAATCCATCCATTTTTGAACATCAGCTAAACTACCATCAACATGAACAGTATACATTTCTCCCTTTTGTTCAGTACTTTTGTAAATTTTTAAACCCTTAGCTCCTTTTTCAGCTTTGGTTAATCTTTTTTTATCAAAAAATGGGAATGATGTTTTATATCCTTCTCTTAATTCAAAAAATGTTTTCATTAGTCGCTCTCTTTATCAGCTTCGTAATTTTTATCGACGTAATTAAAGAACTCTTTTTTCTTAGTATCATCTAATTCAGCTGGAGATTTAACACCATACTTTTTCAATGCTTTGTTAAAAAACGCTTGATATTTCTTTTGCTTCTCAGATTCTTCTTTTGCAGCTGCTTCAGTCTCATCTTCTTCAACCTTTTTAGCTTCAAATAACTCTGGGAATACATCTTCAATATCACCATCATCCATACCATACATTTCAGGGTCTTGTAAGAAAGCTAATACTTGTTTCTTATCCCCTTTGATATCAGCTGTTTGGTTTGATGTAGGTTTAATATCTACTTTATATTTTCTTTTAGCGTCGGCTCTTAGTTTATTGTCGCCGATAAAATCTATATCTAGAGCTGTCTTACCTCGACCTGGTTTCTTTTTTAGGCGTTCGTTTATTACCGCCTCATCTATTTGAAGTTCAACTTCTTCTTTCATAACTGAACCATCAGGTTTTTCACCAGATTTCTTAACAGCATGCTTTCCTTTGAAGCCTCGTTCTCCCATTTTTGAACCCATATTTCCATCAGGAACTCTAGGCTCGTCTACTTCTGCTACAACTATATTCAATACTTGTTTATCACGATTGTCAACCACGTATTTATTAGCGGCTTCTTTAGTATTAAAGCCTTTTACAACTTTCCCTTCTTTGTCAACCACATTGAATTTAACTGGAGCAGGCTTTCCTTCCATAACATTGCTTACAGCATTTGCTATGTCAAGAGTAATGTCGTCATTAAATTTCATTTCTTTCTCCTTTTATATAGGTTTATTGAAAAAAGTTATTCTCAATAAATACCCAAGTAATGGCTGATATTAGTCCAACCACAATAACCCAAAATACTTTATTTATTATATTGACTGTAGAACTGTTTTGGGTGACCATGTTCTCAACCTTGTCTATTCTATTTATAAGATTTTGAATTTGTTCAGACTGCTGTTTACTAAAAGATGTGAGTGTATGTATCTTTTCCTCTGCTCTTGCAAGTGCTATAACCGCATCAGCTAAACTATCTAGTTTTTCTTCAATACGGTCGAGTCGTTGCGATTGAACGGTATACACAGTATTCATATCTTTATCTGGCATTTCTTTACTATCCTACATTTTAGAACGTTATAACCTTTTATTAGCCTATGATACTCACCTTCCGGTATATCAAAGACCATCCCTTTTTGTAGATGATATGGCATACAATTTTCATATTGAAATTGCCATCCTTCACCTTCCAAAACTTCTATCTCGCGGTCCTCTTTATCTCGATGCCAAACAAACTCAGCATCATCTCTACTTGGGTCAAACTCCCTTATATCTCCGTCTTCCCAATAGGGTTTACCAAAAGTAATTTCCACCGCCCTTTAATCCTAATTCTTTTGCATATTGTGGTAATCTACATGACCAATAACCAGCTTTTGTTTTATCTTTTTTCGTATCACAATTGTGACGTGAAGCAAAGTTTCTTGCTGCTTCTCGGTCATTTATATCTGACCTTAATCCACCTTTCACATCACCAAATTCTATTTTGATAACATTTCCTGTGTCAGGTTTTTTAACGTATACCACGTATTTTTTATCTCCAGCACTACGACTTGGTTTGTTTAATTCAACCTCTCTACCGTCGTAAGTTGCCTCCACCATGGGTTGTTCTAAAGGAACCCATGTACCTTCATATAATCCAAACCTTTCGTCTGAAAACTTAGCCACCGAACTCATGACCTGCGACCCTCTTCATTTGTTTTACAAACTCTGCATAGCTTGGTTTTGTTTTATATAACTTAATTGAAATCTCATCACGTTCTTTTCCTTTGATTCTCCAATTAATTCCTTTGTCCTTATGTTCTGGTTTAGTTGCTTTTACAACTCTTCTCTTATAACCATCTTCCCATGATTCACCTTTTCTTTTACCAGTACCTTCTTTAAATCCATATTTCTTTTTAAGCATATTCATAGCGGTTGCAATCTTTACAGATTTCCAATCCTTACCATACCTAGCTTTAAAATCTTTATCAGGTAAATCCTTTGCTAGTTTCTCTAACTCTTTTTCTCTCGCTGGAGTGAGTTTGAAATCACTAGCTTCACTTGCCTTTTGAGCTGCTTTCATAGCTGCTGCAGTTGGTGCACCCTTCTCACCCTTCTTACGCATTCTTTCACCACGCTTTCTTTTAGCATGTATATTAGCCCATAAGCCTTTTCCTTCAACCATAATTGTATTTACACCACCGCCTTTTCTAAAATTAATTTTAGTTGCACCCATGTCTGTAAATATATCTCTTAATGACCCCATATATGATGAAACTTTGACTTCATATCCTTTTCTTTTTTTCGAAATCTTTTTAATTACATTAGGTGAATAGCCTGCATCTTCTATTTCTTGTTCAAGCTCACGTCTGAATTCATCAGGCGTTAATAAATCTTGTAAAAACTTTTCTTCTATGTAATCTTTAAAATTTTTCATTTCTTTATATCATACCTATATAAGTAATTCTTTTGTTGACCTTTATCTGTGACTTTATAACCAGCCATTTGAGCTAAATTATCTAAGTAAGCTAATCCATCTTTCTTATTTCTTTTAATTCTTTTTTCTATTTGTGCTTTTAAACCACTTAAAATCGAGTCTATAATATGTCTCTCAGGCATCACTAATGCTGCTTCATCTATTTTTCTAAACTCTTTAAAAGTTTTCATTTTACTCTTTTAGCACTACGCAATAATGCTCTTGCTGCGTTTTTACTTAAACCGTATGTCATCTCTATCCAAGCAGCTAAAGCTTTTTCTTCACCACCTATTTCCATTTGTTTTTTACGTGGATCGTAATCTAATACGAATACACCTTCAGCTTCCCAATCTGCTGAATAATCATTTGGATTACCTTGTTCCCAATCAACTGTGACTGAAACTTTTTTTCCTTCATTTACATCCTCATACATAGGTGCTAAAGCTTCAATTACTTTACCTAATATAAATGGGTCTATAGCTGCTATCATATCAGCATCTTTTCTACTAAGATTTTTTATACCTTTTATTTTATTATAAATGTTAGTATATCTAACTTCTTGTAGTCCTATTGATTGTAGGTGTGCATCTTTCCAACTTGGCATTACCTTATTCTCCCTTTGACTATATCGTCTAAATTGTCATCTAACCACCCAATGAATTCATCTGGATTGTCAGTCACGACTTCACCATTATCCATTGCCCATCGATATAAATCGTTTTCAACATCCATAGGTAATTCTAAATTACCGGTCCTTAAGGCTTTTTGAAGTTCTCTTTTATGTTTACGAACAATATCTTTCATAGACAAATTAGTGATTTCATTTATCATATCACCAAATGTTTTTTTACTTTCTACTTGAATTGATGGTTGTCTTTTCATTTTAAGATTACCACGTTTTCTTTTAAACTGTACTTCTTTAACTGCATCATCATCCATATCAACATCAGCATTTAGTGTTGCTTTGATTGGTGCATCAGATTTTTTAAACTCAGGATTATCATTCATATACCAATCTCTTGGCATTTGAACTATTTTATTTCCTTTAAATTTAAGTACTCCACCAGTCCAATCGGTTAAATGTTTCATAAGTACAAAGTTTAAATCACTTCCTTTTTTAATTCTTGAGTTAGGATTTCTCTTATAGTAATCTTCTAAACGTTTTAGTGTTTCTTTATATTCTTCAGGTGATTTCTTTTTACCATCGTATGGGTCTACATCTCCACCAGGCATCATATCATAGTATGCATCTAAATCATCAGACATAGAATCATCACCAAAGAATTTATCCGCTTCGTTATGAAATGCGAATACTTCTTTTGCATTTTTTGCTTTATGCGGTTTCTTTAAAAACTTTTGTAAACCCACTAATTTAGGATAACTATCTGGAATAGCCCATGTACCTTCTTTTAATTGAACTGATTCTTTCATAGCAACATCCATTTGAGCTTTAAACTCTTCCATCTTTTTAGAATCTCCTACAGCAAGTAAGTGATTTTCTTCTCTTGAAAACTCAATACCTACATCCCTTGCAATTTTACTTAGTTTGTTAAAAGCTGTAGAACTTGTATCTGATATCTTTAATGATACTGTATCTGCCTCAGCCATTTTCTTTTTCTTATCGTGTTTGTATTCGTTTTTCTTTGGTAGTTTACTATTTACAACACTATCCATGAAATCTTTTAGTTTCATTTTATACTCTAACTCTTTTAACTTATAGTTTAATTGTCTTTCTTTATTTTCAATACCTTCTCTCACAGGAAACTGTCCTAGTAATTTAGGATTTTTCTTTTTAAGTAAAGCTTTATAAGCTTTTTTGTATGCAGGGTTTTGTCTCTCAGGATATTTCTTTCTTGTTTTAGGATTTTCTGCATCTGGGTGACCATGAGGTACAGAATAAGAAAGACCTGTAGGACCTCTTCCTTTTTCAAATCCACCATTGTATTCTGCTTTTGCTTCATATATTACTGATTCATTCATTCCACCAAAGAATCCACCCATATCTTTTATACGTGCGTTTGCTCCTGGTTCTTTCTTAAATGATATCTTAGCAATATCCATTAATACTTCAGATAAATCAACTTTTAATTTTGGATCGTTTTTATAATCACCTTTGTATTGATGACCAGCATAAATTTGTATTGGGTCATTAATCATAGTAGGTTTCGGAAAAACATTATATGGTGGTCTGCTCATAAGCCTAGTTAAAGCATTCATCATATCTTTTGCATGTTTAGTAGCTCTTTTATAATCGAGTACTGGCATACCATTTGGATATAGTCTTTTATCCATAGATGATTTAGGTTCTTCTACTTCACCTGTTGGTATACCACTAAATCTAATTGTAATATCATTTATTCCACCAAACTTTTCACCATTAGATTTTTTACCTTTCATTTGTCTCATAAAATCTTTTATATCATCTAATAGTAAACTTTTCTTTGGTACTCC